ATGCGCGTTGCGGTTGAGGGGTTGGCTCATCGATTTGAGGGAACCGATCTGCTGTTCGAGAATTTGAGTTTCGTGGCCGAACCTGGTGTGACCATTGCGATATGCGGTCCGTCGGGATGCGGCAAGTCAACATTGCTGTCGATTCTTGCAGGATGGGAGCAGCCTTACGCTGGCACGGTGACGCGAGAAGGTGTGGATCGTGTTGGATGGATGTTTCAGAATCCGTATGGTGTTGCGGAACGCACAGCGCTCGACCATGTGGTGTTTCCACTGCTCGCCAAGGGAATGAGCCGCCGCGAAGCGGAACCAAAGGCTTTGGAAGCGATGGAACTGTTCGATCTGGAATATGCGGCAGACAGGCGTTTCTGCGCTTTGTCCGGAGGCGAGGCGCAGCGTCTTATGCTCGCGCGTGCGGTATGTTCCAGGCCGAACATGCTGCTGGTCGACGAGCCGACCGCCCAGTTGGATACGCGTACATCACATTCCGTAAGCCATGTGCTCGGCAATCTGGCCGGTCAAGGCATGATCGTGCTGGTGGCAACCCATGATCCGGACACGCGGGACGCCTGCGATCGCGTAATCGATCTAGCCGACTACGCTCCGCAAGTCGGCGGGTCCACTGCCCAGCCCGCCAACATCGCAGTCCACTAATCGCTTTCCGCAATCTCAACGAATTACAGATAAAACTTCTATAACTTTGCCGCTTTCAGAAACCGCTCGTTCAAACCCGACCAAATGCCATCAGGCTTGCTGTTTGGCGTAGAAATCGCGTTCTCGAGCTGCGAACGGGCGCAGCAGGGTTGTGGTGCCAACCGCACACAGCAGGAAGATCGCGCCCACAGGGCCAAGCCACATCAGTCCCAAATGGGCGTTGACCAGTCCACCAACCGCGGAGCCGACCGCGATGCCGATGTTGAACGACATGGAATTGAGCGATGCGGCCAGATTCAGCGATCCCGGATGCGACTGAGAGGCAACATCCATATATAGCACCTGCGAGGCGGAATTCTGCAGGTACATGAGCGATTCGGCTGAAAGCCAATGATGGCAACAGCCGAAACCGTCAATCAGACCATCGTGCCCACATTTTGCCCACGTCATGCGGCAAGACTTCGACCCTCGCCAATCGCCTTGATCAGCAATCCGTCAATCGCCTCGCCCACGGCATCCAGATCGGCGTCGAACAGGTCGGCATACACGTCGAGGGTCATAGCTGCGCTCTTATGCCCCAACTGCCTCTGCACGGCCTTGACGTTCGCTCCGGCATGCACAAGCAGTGAAGCGCACGTATGGCGCAGATCATGAATCGTCATCGACCCCGCGGACTGCTCGCTGAGCGCGGAACGCTTCGCACGATAGAACCAATTGCCCTTGCGAGTTCCATGTGGCCTCCGAAGGAATGAGCCGGTACGAGCATCAGGGAACAGCAGTTCGGACGGCTGACGGCCCCTGCAAGCCTCTTCCAGGCATGGTCTGAGCAGTGCCGGGAATATGATGGTGCGGGTCTCGCCGGTTTTCGGAATATCCACCACGATACGGCTCCTGATCTCCGCAGCCGTACGCACGATATGGATACGTTGGCGGGTGAAATCCACGTCTCCGACCTGCAAGCCGACCAGCTCGCCCCACCGAAGCCCGCATAGGCCGAGGGTGAGGATTATCGGCCTATGCCAGCCGGAAGCGTCCGCCAAGGCCAGTAATTGACCGATCGTAAGATAGATGTGCTTTTTCCTTACCATGCGAGGCAAGGCGAGATCGTCGCATGGATTTTCATGAATGCACTTGTCGTCCTTCGCCTTTTTGAGCAGGGCGCGGAGCGTGAATGCCGTGCGACGCACCAGGCTTGCGCTTTTCGTCGTGGCCATTTCGCTTATCCATACCTGCACTTCGTCGTGGGTGATGGACTGTACCTCTCTCATGCCCCATTTCGGCTCGATGTGGACTCGCCAGCTACGTTCGATCAGATCGATGGTGGAGGCTTTCGATTCGGTCTTTTTTGCGGCTATCCATGGCTCCCAGAAGTCTTCTACGCGCCTGCGTCCGGCTTGTGGGTCGATGTAGGCTCCGACGTTTTTCGCGGTGGTCACGTTGGCCGCGCCCCATGCGTCGGCGTCCATTTTGCGTTTGAAGCCGCGTTTGCCGGTCGGCGTGCCGTCCGGTTTGCGGTAGCGCACTTCGTAGCGTTTGCCGCTTTTCGTCGCGTATTGGCGGATTGTGTAGGCCATGCTCGCCCCTTCGTTTGCGTGGCATCAAGTCTATCAATCCGCTGTTTTTTCTTGTGTTTTTTCGTGTTTCGGCTTGCAATACTTTATTTACTATGCTAAGATAGTTTATATCAAGGAAAGGAGGTGAACATGACACCATCGGAGATAATCACCAGCATCTCGCTTCTCGTCGCGAGTCTCGCGGCCCTCGTCAAAGCAGTGACCGGACTCATCAAGGAGATGAGGCGGAAGCCGAAGAGGAAAAAGTGAGCAAGGGTTCCGGCCAGTCGTAGGGGCCGGAACCCCATACCTCCGATTATGCCATGGAACATCATGAGAACAGAATCGATAGTCAGCGCGGTGTTCGCGCTCGGAACCGCCGCCAGCGCATGGTTCGGCTGGCCGTTCGCGCTCACCGCCGGATGCGCCATCGTCAGCGCCGTCTTCGCGCTCATCGCCGGAAGGAAGGACTGACATGACCATCAAATACCTGAGCGTCACCGACGTGTCCAAGCGTCTCGGCATCAGCACCGCCGCCGTCAGCGCCTACAAGCTCCCCCAGCCGGACGCCCTAATAGGCCGCACGCGCGGCTGGCTCCCCGACACCATCGACCAATGGAACGCGCAACGCCCCGGACGCGGAGTCGGCGGTGGCAGGCCGCGCAAGCATCCGGCGGAGTGACGTCCGCCCCGGCGCTCATCCGCGAGCGCCGGGGCGGTTTTGTTGTTGGAGGTTGGATGTTGTCAGTCTTGGATCGATGGGTGGCACTGTGCCGTGTTCAGGTATTTGATCGAGACTACATGGTGGATCTGGGTTCCTGGCATTTTTTCCTTGGCCGCGTTCCCCTTGCGTAGGGATTGCGGATAGTAGGGGCCGTCCTCTCCGCTTCTTCCGAGGCCGATGCACCAGACTGTGTTTCCCATGTAGAGGCGTATCCGGCTGTTGCCTGATTCGACCACCATGGATGCGTCGTTCAGTGCGAATGCGCTGGCTATCACGTCGGTCTTCCTCGCGAGCCATCGCGCGTCTCCGGTGGGCGCGACCCTTTCCACCGAGATCCCATGGCCGGACAGGAGGTCGGTGTACAGGCGTCGGGCGGGAAGTCTGCGGGTGCGGTTGTCGTCGGCGTAGTATTCCAGGCCGCATAGGTGGGCGAAGTTCGAGGCCTTCCATTGGATGTCCAGCGTCATCCCGTCGTCGCACGCGATTCTCGTGATCGTTCCGACGAGATTGGCGTATAGTCGGGCTGCCTTTCGGGCCTCGCCAAGCATCCGCCGCTTCGCCTCGGTCACGTTCACGCCCGGAATCCTCCCAGAAAATTAAAAGAGGGGCACCGACCAAGCGCCCCTCCGAAGCCGTGTGGCTGATCTTTTTACAGTCTTCTGCATGACTAGCGTCCCGTTTGCGCGGGAAGGGTCACGGCTCCGGTTGGTCTCAACCGTCTGGCCCAGCCGTTGGGCGAGACATCCAGCTCTCGCTGATGGCGCATCGACTCGCCATCGGATGCCTGCGGCAGCCAGCCACACGCTTCGAACCCGAAACCCTGCCCACCAGCAAAGCAGGTCCGGATCTCAAGTTCGATTGCAACGATACCCCATGACGGCGGACATTCGTCTTGCCGTGAGCGTGATCCAGACGGTATTCGCACAAAACCACCGGACCGCCGCGACGGCGGCGGACGACCACGCAAACACGCCGAATAACAAGAAAAGCCCCTCCCACAGCAATGCTGAGAGAGGGGCGACGTTTAACCGAGTTTTCCGATGATCTGTTTTTCTTTATCGCTGAGCGTCCATACGGTCACATCCTCCGCGGCCTTCAGTTCCGCGGCCTTCAGTTCCACGGCCTTGTCCTCGCTCAGGAGATAGCCACCGCCGTAGATGGCCTTCCTCACCGCCCTCTGCGAGTCTAGCGCCCGCGTGAACGCCACGTCCGAAGCCTTGACGCGAAAGTCCACGCCGGCATTGCCGACCTTATTAAGCCGTGTGACGGTCAACAATTCCGGCGGATATGCATACTTCGGCAGATGTTTCTTGCTTTCGCGCCTGACTCGTTTCACCGCGTCGTCGACCAGCTTCGTCAGATCCGGTGCGGTGCGGATCAGGTCATCGCCGAAACTCGTCACGAAGCTGGTGTTGACGATAGCGCCGTTAGCGTATTCGATCGCGCAATCAGTGACCAGCATGTGCGCGCCGTTGCGCGACGTGCTGCTGAAAATCGTGAGGTTCGGCGCGAACAGGAAAAACGGAATGCCACGGTCGCGGTAGAACGCGCATATCTTCGACAGAATCGAGAACGGCGGATTATCCACTACCACCTTGCCGTCCGAATAGTCGAAACGCTCGTAGTCGCCGCCCGGATAGAAGGGCCGCACCACCTTGCTGGGGTCGATGCCGTACTCGCCGCACGCCCAATCCCTCACGGCCTCATAGACTTGGGGGGGTGTAGCAGTCGTCGGTCGTTTTCTTTGGTTTGAATTTCTCCACGAACGCGCCGTAATCGTCAATCGTCTGTTGTCTGATGTCCATTTGAAAAGTCCTAAAAATAAAGCCCCTCCTCCAAACGGAGAAGGGGCGGATTTAAAAACAGGGTGTGAGAATTTCCACAAACACACGAATGCGTGAATTTTCTTCCACGCGAGGTTGAGTCTCATGAAAATTAATCACAGTTAAGTGTTGTCGATGATTTCGTGACAACACTTAGTTTTTGCGGAGAGGGTTGTAGGCGACGCCCAAACCGGACGCGAGGAAGCCGGCCACGGTCGAGATGTACCCGCCGACAGCCGCATCGCCGAACGTCATGAAGCCGAGGCCGACGCACGAAGCGATCAGACCGAGCACGTACACGACGGTGCGCACCTGCTTGCTGAAGACCGGAGTATACGCGTCCGGCTGCTGGTTGTCCTGACCATCCTCACGCTCGTCAGTCAGATTATTGACGATAGTCTCCAAAGTGGATGATGCTGCATGTTCCGCCATTAACGCCACCTTCCTTTCAGGCTTTGGCGAGATACCAGGTTGACTTGTCCGCGGGAGCCAGCGCGATGTACCGGATTGCGCCAGAATAGGCCGTGTAGCGGCCCCAGATGTATCCGTCAGCGACCGTGCCCCAATGGTCGAGGTTCACGGTCTGGCCACGCCCGTAGGAAGCCACGACCGTAGCGCCGGTAGACGGCGCGGAACGCACGTTAAGCGAGTCGCAGGCCACCACGTATGCGCCGGCCACGACATTCACGCCGCCCGCATCCGTGGTGGGAGAGGATTCCGTCGCCGGATGGGAGCCGGTCATGGAATCGTAATACGCCTGCGCCTTGGCCATGTAGGCCGCGTTCTGGTTTCCCGCGAGGCTGGCCGGGCAGCCGGTGGACGTGAAGTCGGAGTGCGGGAACACGTTCACGCGCCACTGCGGTCGGCCGAGGCCGTAACGCTTGCACAATGCGGCCACGAGGTGCGCGCCGTTGTCCAACGTCGCCTCGCTCAGCATCCACGGACTGGACGAGATGTCGGCGTGCTCCACGCCGATGCTGGTCAGGTTGGACGCCCAATCTCCCGTATGCCACGCAGTGTCGGTATCCCACACGTGCTGCGAGACGCGGCCGTCCACGGCCACCTGGTAGTGCGCGGATGCCTCGCGGGTCTGCCACACGTCGTAGATCTGACGTGCGGTGAGATTGCCGGCATTGTGATGCACGACGATCTTGTCGACCTTGCATCCCTGGCGGCCCTTGGTCATGTGCGTGGAGAGGATGAGGTTCTCGTCCGCCTCCAGATTCTCCCATGATTTCATTTTTCCTCCTTCGGAGTCTTTTGTTTTGGCTAGCCTGCGAGCAGGATCCACAGCATGACGGCCATCTCCAGCAGGCGCAGGAGCGGCAGCATGAGCAGAACGCAGCAGACAAGTGTGAACGAGGCCAGAAGCAGCGTCACGACGCATTCGAGCCAGATCGGCACGTCGTGGCCGCTCCACAGCAGCCACGCCACGGCGAGCAGCAGCACGACGAACACGGCGGCAGCGGACGTCAAAGCGAGCATGCTAGCCGTCATTGCCGGTCCTCCAAGTATTTTTCGGCGGCGTTGACGATCCAGCATCGCGCATCGAGTTTTTCGAGTTTCGACAATTCGTATCGGACGGCCTCGCTGTGGTCGTGCGACTGGTCGCCGTAGATCAGGCTGATGATCGTGTTTTTGATCGTGTCACGGCAGAGTTCGTCCAAACGCCCGTCGAATTTCTCGGTACGCTCGCCGAGCTGTCGGGTCTTGGCGAAATGCTGCGAGAGCGGCGAATCGTATGGCAGTCGTTCCGGCCGCACATGCGCGTACAGGCCGGTCGCCAACGCTTCCAAAGCGCCCGGCCAGACTTTAAGTCCGAGCGTGATGAGGGCGCACGCGCCGCCCACACCGCCGAAACCGGCTAGAAAATTCTGCAGCACATCACATCTCCTTTATGGAAAAGCCCCGCACGTGGCGGGGCTGTGGTTTGTCTAAGGCTCTGTTAAACCAACTTTGACATATGAACGAGGGGCGCTTATTCGAGAAGAAGTCCAGACCTTCAGTCTCTGGCCGTTATTATTAAATGGTTATCGATACTCTAAAGCCAGAGGTGTCCATGTCCAACATCAATGTTCAGGTTGCGGAAGTTAATGACGCATTCTTCAATCCGCGCCTTGCTGACAACCCATGCGTAAGCAGATACAATCTCAGAAAAGCTGACTTCGCCAATACGATGACAGACATCTATGAGTTCATGGGTGATCTGAATGTGATGAGCGTCGAACGTGGGTGGGGGCGATTCGAAGATATGCTTCAGCTTCAGGCACTGTCCAACGTTCTTTCAAACCTTCTTAACAGCACCATGGCGAAACATTCACGAGAACTTGTGGTCAATACTCTTCCAAACGGGCATCCAGATCTTATCCGAACCGGTATTTATCCAAACAATCTTGTGGCGGAAGCCGAAGATGGCGTTGAAATGAAAGCCACCAGAAACACCGGAGCAGCCGTTGACATGCATAGTGCAAGAGAACAGGACCTCTGCACGTTTGTATATCAGGTTGACGAACGACGAGATGACCCCGGTGTGCCAATCGCCGAAAGACAACCCCTCACCTTCACCGGAATATTCCTCGGACATGTCACCGAAGAGGACTATAGGCATAATGAGCGTGGAGAGCGTGGCACACGAACGGCCACACTTTCCAAGGATGGATTATCCTCCTATAGACGTAGCTGGGTCTATCTCACCAACGAGTTACGCGGAACGATATGGGCAAGACGCAGTCTCAATCTTCCAATGCTGTGAGTTTAGGAATCGCATTGCAGGCAAGATTGTAGTATTCGGAGTCTCGTTCAATGCCAAGGCTTGAATACCCCAATGATTCAGCAGCGGCTAATGTGGAGCCCGAACCGGCAAAGGGATCAAGGATCATGCCCATTCCTAGTGGCAGTGCTGCTCTGACTATTTGTCTCATCAGCTTCTGCGGTTTCAAAGACGGATGGTTGGCTATGGCCCGCTCTTCCTTGCGGGTCGGAGCCGACTTGATGACATCTCCAAATGGGTGATCGTCATCGATACGCCGCCAGCCGCCGGTACCATATTCGGCAAGATTGCGACCGGTTGTTTCATCCATTGGCTTGCGCATGATCACCCAAGGTTCAAATTGAGAACGAGGCATCACGCTTACATCCGGATATTCAGACTCAAATCCCTTTGGACGATCGCCCCCTCTCATGGTCTGGACCAATCGCACGAGCTGTCCTCGCGGTTCCAACCCGGCGGATTCCAAGGCCCCCGCTACAAGATGGCTCACAAGCGGATTTGTTGCCACGACGATGTTTGCGCCGGGGACAAGTACACGCAAAGCCTGTTCTCCGAACCTTCCGAAGAACTCGACTATCTTCTCTCGGTCAGCGTTCGTCAAAGTCGTAAATCGAGGCAGGGGGCTTCTTTTCGCGCCATCAAAGGATGGCGGAATCCGCCATACGCCTCCCTGCCCCTTGCGCAGTTTTGAAACTTGGCTCTTTTTGTACTCAACCAGTCCGTAAGGGGGATCTGTCACGATGGCCTGTATGGAAGATTCCTCAAGAGAAGCCATCACTGCGAATGCATCGCCCTGTATGAGAGTCGCCTTACCATATTCGAACCTAGACGTCGACTGACGGCTCATGGCATATAAGCCACGAGATACACGAACGATACCGCTGTCTGGCTTCTTGGCCTGCAATCGCAGTGACGAACGGATGCTGGACGATTCAAATGTTTCATTGAAAGAGTCCGCGATTCGGCACTCTATCTCAGTGACCGTCAAGGGAGCCTCCGATTGCGCCAATATGTTCGTAATGGCATCCCGAACCTGTCCAGGCTTCCGCACTTTTACCTCCTTGACGACGTCTAGACGTCATTATAGCACCAAAAGACGTCACATGATTGGCAAAATACGGCTAGTCTTCCCCTCTTGGCTGAGCCTTAAGTTCGAATGGCATCCCGTTTTCGCGTACTACGGCTTTGAGGAAGATGGTGACGGCTCCGGTCATGTTCAGCCCCAATGGCTCCAGCACCTTCATGGCCTGGTCCTTGAGTTCGGGGTCGAGGCGCATGGTCGTGGTGGGCGTGTTCGCCATGCCGTTCCCCCTTTCCCTGCAATATCGGATATGTACAGTGTACTTGCAATCTATGCCGCCATGCCCCAATACTCCATGTACGGCGGCATGATGCCGTTCCAGTCGCGGGTCACACCGGGGCATGGTTGCGCGTCCACCTGCCTGATGATGCTATCGTTTCGGTCGTCACGGAACGAGCGTCGCCACAGGAACCACGTCAGATAGGATTGCAGATGCTTCGTGGACACGCCCTTGAATCCGTGAAGGAACCCGTCGAGGTTCGAGTGGAGCGTGTTGATCCGGTTGATGCGATGTGACTTCGCGTCCACTTGCTCGAACACGGTGCCCAACGCCTCCAATGCTCCCGGATAGGCCGCCGCGGTGTCCGCCATGACGTGCGCTCCGTGCAGTATCCGGCCGTCCCACCACCATCCGTTTGTTGCGGGCATGGTGGCCGCGCCATCCGCGATGGTCACTTTCTTCTCGTTCGTCGGGGTAACGCCGGATGACATGTCCGTGAGGATCGCGGAATACATGCCGGTCGTCGGATCGACGGGCAAAATATTGCCCCATACTCGCAAAAGCTGCGGATCGTCCGCCGTGCCGGTATAGGTCAGTCCGTCCGCCCGCCCCTCGAACCCATTGTCGACAGGCTTGGTCGCCCCCGTGCTTGGATTCACGAGTCTCATCGGCGGTCACCCGCCCTGAGATCAGTACGGCGCGGTCTGCGCGGTGAAGAAGCCCGGAATCCCCCCCCCCACGACGTAAATGTCGTATGCGGGTTTCGATTCGATGGCGATATCACGGCAGGTGGTACCGTCCTGCCCCTGCATCAGCATGCTCGTGGTCTTGTCCAGATGGAATTCCGCCTCATCCGTCATCTCGTTCAGATAGGCGTAACGTTTCCAGCTGGTGTCGCCCACGAAGAGCCTCCCGCCCGTCTTGCTGACATGCCAGCCACCCTGCGGGAGACTGCCGATATCGACGCGCCGGTTAGCCGGCACCTCATGGGCCGAATAGTCAAGTTTCCGTCTCATGACAATTCCTTTCCCGTCAAAAGTTTCCAACCGTTCCATTCCCTGCGCCACACCTCGCGGATTCGGTCGATGAGGAAGCACATGACGTTGGCATCATCGCCCACACTGCCGGTGTAATACTTGAGGCCATTGTGGAGTTTTTCCGTGCGGCACCACAGGCTGCCGACCGGAGCCGTCGAAGGCCGGTCTGGCTGCACGAGAATCTGCTTCGCACCCAATGAGGTCTTGCCGTCAGCGATGGCCACGTGGCATGGTTTGAACGCGTCCTGTTTGAGGACGGCGAGGAAATTCGACGCATTGCTCACGAAGCTCACCGTACCGTCATGGATGCTCGCCACGGTGGAATCCGCCGTGGACAGCGTCAAGGATGAGTCCTCGATGTGGCCGTCCGCGAAAACCTTCTGGGCGGCCACCTTGACCTCAGGATGGTCGGCATAGAGTGCCTGAGCCGTGAAATCGACCGGTTTGAGCCACACGTCCACGAGCGTTTCGGCTGCTGGCGGCCACACCTGCACGCCATCGTAAAGCGCGTTCATCGGCACGGTCGCGCCACCATTGGCCATATACGGGAGGCCGACCCTCGTGCCGTCAAGCAACACTCCCATGTCACGCCTCCCGAGAGGAGACGGAATCGGTGGAATCGGTGGAATCAGTCGGCACAGTATCCGTCCTATCCTCGACGGTCGCGTCGGACGCCTTGTCACGCACCTGCTTCACCGCCTCGTCAATCGCCGTCAAAGCCTCATTCGCATGGGATTCCACCACGGCCTTGGACTCGGTGATGCTGTCGGACACCGCCGTCACCTGCGCGCTGGCGGCCTGTGAAGCGTCGGACGCGGCCTGGGCGGCATTCGCGGCCTGGGCTGCGACGGCGCTCTGGGCCTCCACCACGGCACGCGCGTCAGTCAGATCCTCCAGAATCTGCGAAGCGACAGTCTTGACCCCGCCCTCCGGGTAAAACACCATCTGCCCCGGATTCGCCTTCGACATGGCCTGCGCCTCAGACAGGGACGAAGCAAGCAGATACGTCAGCGCGGCACCGGAATTAAGCGCCGGAACCAAAGTGCCCGCATCCACATCGACCAGGTCCGCGAATTCCACGGCCGTCGTACTGTCAGGCACGTTCACATAGCGTCGGAACTTCCACAGGTCCTTGTCCAGTCCGACGGTGACCTCGTAGCAGAAGGTGTTGTCGGTCGGTGGAACCGTCACGGTCGCCTTGCCTTTCGCGTCGAGTGCGACTTCGAAGCCTTCCCGCACGACGATGCGTGAGTCGTTGCGGAAGCGTTCGGTTGGAATCACGCTCACGGTGGCGTTGGACAGGTCGACGATGCCGCCGGCACTGGGTTTGCCGAAGTCGAAATTGATCTTGGTCATCCGTGTCCTCCTTTAGAACAGTGGTTTGAAAAACGGGTGGAAAACCCACAGGTCGGAACGTTTCGCCGGAACGATGCCAACTGTGGGTTTTCACAAGGCGAAAGGTAAGAAGAATGCTGTTGGGAACGTTCGTGGATGATGTCTGGTGGCCGTCCTGCGCGAGGCTCCGTGAATGCACAAGAGTGGGTTACGAATCGGCCTACCGTTGTCATATCCAGTCGAAGTGGGGTGGTGTCGATATGGAGTCGATCACTGCATCAGATATCGAGGAATGGCTAGGCTCGTTCAAGCGTGCTGGCGCCGCACGGAAGGCTTGGGCCGTCCTGCGGGCGATACTGAGGCTCGCCTACCGGCGTGGCGTCACAGACAACGACGTGACCAGAAGGGAGATCCGTTTGCCGCATCTCCGCCGTTACGAGCCGCGGGTATTGGACGCACGCCAGGTGCGCCGCCTGCTGAAAGGCTTCTATGGCCACGCGTTGGAGGCGTGGCTGCTGGTCTCCGTATGCGCCGGATTGAGACGATGCGAGTCCGTCGGCATCGAATGGTCCGACCTGAACTTGAAGCGAGGCACGGTCACCGTCAAACGTTCCGTACAATGGGTCGCCGGCCATGAGACAGTCACCGACCCGAAAACCGACCAGAGCAGACGAACCGTGGCACTTCCCCGATTCGCAGTCAAAAGGCTCGCGCAGTTGAAACACGGCAGGAGCGGACGGCTGGTCGGAGACCTGAACGCTAACCAAGTCGCCTCACACTACATGGCATGGTGCAGGCGCATGAAACTGCCCTGCGTGCCTCCACGCAACCTGCGCCACACGTTCGGCACGTTGGCGATCAAGGCCGGAACCGACATCAGCGTGGTCGCACGCCAGCTCGGACACTCCGACATCCAGACCACCGCACGGTATTACCTCAAGCCTGATCTGAGCGTCCTCAAGGACATGCAGAAAGCGTGGCAGAAACTCATATTGACCTGCTGA